TTGCCATCGGTCAGGCTCCTTAATTGCTGTTAACCGAGGTGACCAGATTTGCCAGGTATTTATCGGTAATACGCTGGCGCAGAGTCAGGTTTTCGAGAGGAGGAACCGGTGTATAGTCGTAGTCGATATACAGTTTTCCGGCCTTGAGGGTTTCCGCATCGTTGGATTCTTCGCTGAACCAGCAGGTCGCATCCACGATATAGCCGTTTGTTTTCAGCTCACGGAATTTGGCATTGATACCGTCAACGATGTCGCGAATCAGCGTTGCGGTGATGGGCTTGTCCACCGCCCACATGTGCGCCTCAGCCATCGTGTCGGCCAGCACCTGCGCGGTGCGGGTGTAGTTTTCAAAAAGGAACAGCGGGTCATCAGAGCAGGTACGGTTACCCCAGAATCGGAAACCGTCGCGGCGAATCAGCGTAGTGACGCCTGACTCGTTAAGCAGGTCAGCATCGGTGCCGGACTCCTGCAAATCCCAGAATACAGATGCGCTGATGCCGGTAACACCGTTCACCCCGACGTTGGACAGCGTTTTATGCCAGCCCTGCTCCTGGTCGATTTTAGCGCGCAGACCCAGCGCACGGGCGGTGGCATACGCGGTGGCGGTGGTACTGGTGACCGTATCCCATGCGAGGAAATCCGGCCAGATGACCATCAGCTCACGCTGGCTGAAATTCTGGCGGTAGGCTTTCACCTCGGAAATGGTCTTACATCCCCATGCGCTGATATACCCGAAAGCACGCAGCTTCTGACAGACTGATGCCAGTGCAACAGCCACCTCTTTGGTGTCCAGTCCCGGCACGCCGAGAATACGCGGTTTAACACCAGTTACCGACTCCGCCGCCAGCAGGGCTTTCAGTCCGGTGTACTGACCGTTTTCGTCGGTGGTGCCGATGATATTGGAAACGGTCTGCGCGAGTTTTGTTTCCTCGTCGTCGCCAGTGCCGTCTTCCACACGCACGACAACGGTGACCGGTTTTGACTGGTCGGCGATAGCCTGCAACGATGCCGCCAGCGTGCCTTTTTTACCGGCCTTTGCAATTGCACTCTGCACATTGGTAATCAGCACCGGTTTATTGAGGGGGAAGGTTTCCGCATCCGCATCGCTGGCCGTGCAGACCATGCCAACAATGGCAGTGGATACGGTGGAAATGACACGGGTGCCGTCGTTAATCTCCAGCACCTGCACACCGTGATGATAGTCACTCATCCGTTTAACTCCGTGGTTAATGGGTGAGTGATATTTTCAGTTGTGCCGGAGATGTCAGGCTATTTGTCCCGGTTGGCTAAGGGATGACACAATTTATTCTTTGCCGCTGATGAGGGGAATTTTTTATAGAGCGTGGACAGGCCAATATCAAAAATCAGCACCACGCGTTGACGTGATTCACCCGCAGCCAGCAACCGTCCTGCCTGTTCCCACTCACTCGCGGTGAGCTTCGGACGTCTGCCACCAATACGACCTTTAGCTCTGGCCGCTTCCAGTCCGGCGCGAGTCCGCTCGACAATGAGTTCTCGTTCCATTTCAGCCAGGGCACCCATCACATGAAAGAAAAAACGCCCCATTGGCGTGCTGGTATCAATGGCATCCGTCAGGCTGCGAAAATTAATGCCGCGTTCGCGCAGCTCCTCAACCAGAATGACCAGATGCCGCATACTACGCCCCAGCCGGTCCAGCTTCCAGACTACCAGTGTATCCCCCTCCGATAATGTCCTGAGCAGTTTTTTCAGTCCCGGCCAGTCGGACTTCGTGCCGCTGATTTTGTCCTCAAAAATCAGCTCACATCCTGCACACTCCAGCGCGTTACGCTGCAATTCCGTATTCTGGTCATTTGTTGATACGCGGACATAGCCAATAAGCATGATGGATCCCCTGAATAAAAACCGGAGATGATGCCAGTTAGCCGTTATCTCTGCATTTTCTTAAACGTTCAATTGAAATCGGCCGCGCAACGAGACGTGGGTACTGGTGCGAATCAGATACCGGATATGAGCAGTTTTACGGGCGGTTCGACAACCATGGCATTTTATTACCGGTTTCCAAATGGCATGGTATTGATGGGGGAAATGCACCAAACATCACCGGTGGTTCATCAGGTAACGCTGTGTTTTTTCCTGTTCCGTTTCCTAACCGTTGCTCCTGTGTGATTCCTGCTCTGGTTAACCCCGGCCTCTATGGAACCGGACCTGTCAGTTTCAACGTCAATGTAGATAGCACGTCGCGATTCAGCATATACACAACGAATACAGCCAGTACAATGACAATATTCTGGCTGGCGTTCGGGAGCTAAATAAATGAACGGATATAAATGGTCTGCAACGACTGTGAACTTTTTCCCGAAATCCTGGCTGTCGTCTTATGAATCGGCGGGATGGGACATGTCTGATATGATTGATATCAGCGATGATATAGTCAGTACATTTACAGGGTCACCACCACCTGGAAAAGCTCTGGGAGCAGACGATGGAATGCCAGTATGGGTGGATATGCCCCCACCTACACGCGAAGAACTCATTGCAGCAGCTGACGTTAAAAAACAGGCGTTGATTAGCCAGGCCAACGATTACATGAGCAGCAGGCAGTGGCCGGGCAAAGCGGCTATTGGCAGACTGAAGGGGGATGAGCTGGCGCAGTATAACCTGTGGCTGGATTATCTCGATGCGCTGGAAGCTCTCGGCATTTCAACTGCACCTGATATCGAATGGCCTGTTCAGCCACAATAAGCTATTGCATTTTATCAGAATCCGGGTATTATTCTGCACCATTGCTGGTTTAGCTCAGTGGTAGAGCTTTCGCATTGTACGCGGAAAGACGATGGTTCGATTCCATTCAGCCAGCACCAGATATCAGGCCCCTGCAGAAATGCAGGGGCTTTTTTTGGCTAAAATCTGGTAACGCCTGCAATGGAGGCGATTGATATCTCTATAGCCCCGATATCGAGTGACCTACTCAGCCGGGCGAGCAGGCCAGTTGATATCCGGCGCGATGGCAGTATCCACTGCCTCCAGCGCATCAAGATAATCCAGCCATAAATTATACTGAACTTTGTCCGCAGCGCTCAGACGCCCCATCGCGGCCTTTCCCGGCCATTGCCTGCTGCTCATGAATGCATTCGCAGCATCAATGCGATGCTGTTTCTCGGCAGTTGCCGCAGCAACTAATTCATCATGAGTGGGCGGCGGAATATCGCCCCAGGCAGGCATTCCATTGCTATCAGGAATTCTCTGTTTACCTTCTGGTGGAAGCTGAGAAAAAATATTAAATACATTCACTCCAACTTCTATCCCATCGGCAGGCCACGTTCCTGATGCCTCATAGTTGTCCTGCAACTCGACGGGATAGAAAGCGTTTTTTTTAGCGCTGTATACATAGCTCATGATTAATATCCAATTGCAAAAAACGCCATTCCTGACGGTGTTGGTGCATTAAAAGTGGAAGACCCTTGCGTAAGACTGCCGATGTTTGCAGCAGTGAAACCAGTCATAGACGGATTAACAATTTCAAACACAGCGGTTGTTGCAGCCACTGGACTATAAGTATTTTTACCCACAAATAAACAACCACCAGGGAATGGTATTGGATAAGAAACACTACCAGACGCAGATATCGTTGTCGTCACTCCCCACTGCAAAATTAGTCCATTTGGAAATTTGCACCATCCTGTTTGTGACGTTGAGATATGAAAAGAGTTCATATCCGGGATTTGATTTGCGCCAGTGCCCACATCCCGTTGTGCGGCCGATTTCAATTGAAGGTATGCGAGAAGACCAGCAACATCCTTTCCACTCAAATGAGTCAGCGTCTCATCCAGTGGCTGCTTACCTGACAGCGCATTGTTAATGGTGGTGCTGAATTTCGGGTCATTGTTAATGGCCGCGGCAATTTCTTTCAGTGTGTCCAGCGTGTCAGGCGCACCGTTAATCAGAGCGGTAATAGCGGCCTGAACAAACTCAGTGGTCGCAATCCGCGTGGTGTTATTTCCTGCGGCAGGCGTCGGCGCTTTTGGTTCTCCGGTAAATGTCGGATTATGTTTCTGCGCATACTGGGTATGAGGATCCTGTGCGGCAATGTGGTTTCTCATCTGGTCATCCACATACAGCTTTAATTCCAGGACTTCATCATCCACGTATTTACGGGTCGCCAGTACCACCGACGGGTCGATTTTCAGCGTGATAGCTTCGGTATTCGTGACAACCAGAATCATGCGGATAGTCTGGGTACGACCACTGCCTTCCTGTAACTGCGGTTTGTACGTTTCCGGGCAGTTCGCCACCGCAATGAGTACGCCTTCATCATCATAAAGCCCAATCTCACGGATCCAGAATCCGCCCTCGTTCTCAGGGATGATTTGCTCCGCAATAATCTGGCTCTGGTTGTTCGGGTCAACACTCAGAAGATTCAGCGGCGCGATGCGTTTCTGGTTAATCAGTTTTGTCTGTGCCGGGTCTGGTGTCGGCAAGACACCATTCGCATCACCAACGGCCATTTGCGTCAGATTCAGCTTACTGCCGAGCATCGTCGCGTTAGCCAGCCGTGCCGCGCCCTGATTAGTCAGAATGGCGTAGTATTTCACTGTCATGCGTTTACTCTCAGGTTATCAATTAAATGAATGGCCGAGGCCGGGAAATAATCCCCTCCGACAATAATGGCCTCCGGGGTGTAGGGATAAACCGTCAGGGCGTCACCGTGATAGCATCCCGCACCGGCAAAAATGTTGCCGGTTGTACTTAAGCTGATAGCCAGTCCCGTCAGATGGCGGCTTGCCGGTTTTGCATCAGCAACGAGGCGCTCCAGCTCCTGATACATTTCCTCGGTAATACCCTGCTCAAGCACACCAACAACGATACGGAATGTCCCCGGCTCCTCGTTGAGCTGCCACCACTCCCTTACCTCAATCAGATAGCCGAGCGGCTCCACCACTCGCCGGATTGCGCCTATAGTGCCCTTATGGCAGTGAATGAAATACGCATCGCGGATAACAGCGCGTTTTGTCGCTTCCGGCCACTTATCATCCCAGCGGTCAACCGAAAATGACCACGCCAGCCACGGCAGCAGATTTGCCGGGCAGGT